AAATGACAGATGGTGATCATGGTAATAGTGCCATGCAATCCGAGTTAGTAAGTCTACGCGGGATACCCCGAGGTAGCTCACTGATGTGTTCTTGAGATGCACAGACGTGAAGCATAATGACTTTTAAACCATCTCATAAAGAGAGGTCGTTATGCGATTCCGAGTCAAAGCTGATAGTTTTTCTGCTGATATTGTGAAAGTGAAAGCATTTGAATATGCCCCCTGCACAGGATCAACCGATGACGTTAGCTACGAACAAGGAAGGGAGTACAGCGTGATGTGGGATGTAGAAATCCCTAATTTTACGAAACGTAAAGCCGCGGGAGAAGTCTTCTTCAACGGCATGTATTCGGAGAATTTAACAGCATCTGTAACTCCAGCCACATATGCAGCAGATTATGCGTATAGAGGTGATCCCGATTATTGCGTTGGGAAAGCCTATATACCTACTCTTGTTGCACCCATTACTTCTTCTTCATCAACGACAACTGGACCTGCTCTTATTGATGCGTTTTTACAACAATTCGATACAGAGCGCGGCATAGCCGTAGCGAAAGCTTGGGCCAATGTTGATGAAACCGAATTACTGGCATATGCCACCATAGGCGAGCTACCTGAAACTGTAAAATGGCTTGGCGATTTATACCGAAGAGGTATAGGCATCGTTAAGTTTTTTACGAGTAAAAAGGCAAGACTCAAATATGAATTTCGGTCGAAGAAAGTGTCCGGCCAAGATCAGCGGGACGCGATGAGTAATATGTGGTTAGAATTAAGGTACGCCGTTAGGCCCCTTCTATTCGAAATGGAGCAGTTGATCGCTGCTCTTGAATCAGAAGGATCGCCGCCACGCCAAACTGCACGCGGGTATAATGAGAAGGAGGATACATCAAGTTCTGATGTGGAACTCTATCTCGGTAGTAAATATTATATCGATGCAATAACCGTGGTACAACGACAGTCCGTTTACCGAGCTGGTGTGCTTTATGACATCAACTTAGATGGTAAAAACTGGGCTGCAGTACTAGGGCTAGATCAACCCTTAGAAACGATTTGGGAGTTAACTCGTCTGAGTTTTCTTCTTGATTGGTTCTTCAATGTGGGCACGCTGATTGCAGCGTGGACACCGAACGCAAATCTCAATCCTTTAGGATCCTGGGTGACTGAGACACATACGTTTACGTATTCGTCTTTTTACTCAGGCTTCAAAAGAGTAATCACGGATCCAAATTGGGATTGTTTTCCAACCCATACGGCTCCGGGAATCCTAAAGGCAACGCATGAGATCAAAAGGAGAGTAATAACTCCTGAACGACCCATGTTACCGACCATCAAGATAAATCTTGACTGGGCAAAAATTGTAGATATTGCAGCTATCGCACGTTCCTTCTACCGTGCCTTGAAAAGTTAGTTGCTAAAACCCCTTGATCGGAGGATCATTATGTTAGATAACACAATTACACTCGCAGTAGACCAAGCTGGCAATGACACTATCGTTAGCGAACCCTACACACGCTTTGAAGAACAGCTTAACCGTTCAGTGTATATAGGAGACGATCATTCTCTTAGCACTCGCAACCAAATGGCTGTAACCCGAAGCTTCGCAACTGTCTCAGGAAACTTTCGCGGTGTTGCAAAATCCGCGATTAAGTTCACTCAAGATATTACGGTTCCGGGCGTCGACGTCACCACTAGTAATAGTGCACCGATGATCGGCAGTTCGAACTTTAGTATCCCTGTAGGCGCCACATCTGCACAAGTCATGCTGCTTCGGCAGCGTATGATTGCAGGAATTGATCATGCTTTTGCCGCTCGTCTTACAGAGAAACAAGAGGTTTAACTCGTGTTTCCTTTTGACGTTGGAGACATAGTCTTCCGAGAACCTGGTAAAACAGCTATCGAAAGTATTATCGCTCTCTTGCAGCAGATCTATGATTTGTTTCTGTTCCTTGTGAACCTCATTATTTAAAATTAAACTGGGGAGCCTTCTAGATTATGAAATATATTCGAAGAAGAGAAGATGTGAGCGAACGTGTAAACGTAAGCTTGCCCAAAGACTTTGAATTTAAAGTACTTGGGGAATTAGTTAAGGACTTAGAAAGACAGGCTGACACATTCGTCATCGCCTCCGTTGTCAAAAATCAGTTGAAACGCGACTTTCAAGTCGCCAAACAAATGATTCGCGCTAGGGACGAGGATGGTATTGTGCAGCTTGCCACGCAGCTGGGCACACAGAGTATGCTATCAAGCTGTAACTGTCATATTGGAGAGAGCGCCGAGGCGTTTTTCATCCAGTATCAGCTAAGTGCATTTTTGAAGAAATATCCCTTTCGGGGGAAAGATACTCTCACACCTGCTATTAAGAATTTTATAAGAGCAGAACAAACTTGTAGACTTTATAACTTAGAAAACTATAAAGCTTTATTAAGAATGGACGCAACTGGTCACCGTATTCTTGGTGATTGTATTGCTGAAATGCGTGAAGATATCGAAAAGCTTCTAGATGCTTTGCCTGACATTGATAGTGTTGAGGAGTACGCTACGCATGGACCTGGCACTTCACTCGGACCTGAATATAAGCATGGGAAATCCACTAGTTACTACAAGTGGTCTACTTTGCCGTATTCCGTCACGCGTGATGCCGCACCCTATGCAAAGAGAATCATCTGCTCTGATGAACGCTGGATGCGTGCATTAGAAAATTGGTATAGATCAAGGTGTGGTAACCCTAACCTTCCTATAGACATGAAAGACTTCTGGTCTAGAGTGTTAACAATTGTAGATGGCTCTCGAATTACTACCGTACCCAAAAACGGTCTTACAGACCGCACAATCGCAATTGAGCCGCTGTTGAACGTATTTTTACAACTTGGTGTGGACAAAGTTATGAAAAAGAGACTTAAAAAGCTCTGGAACATAGACCTGACCGATCAGACAGTAAATCAAGTTTTAGCAGAATTAGGATCTTTGTGTGGCGATTTAGCTACACTTGATCTGAAAGCAGCAAGTGACACCATATCTCTCAAGATATGTGAATTGTTATTGCCGCCGGCCTGGTACAACCTCCTTCTAGATCTTAGGTCGCCTAAAGGCGTCCTACAAGGTAAAAAAGGTTCTTTTTCGAAGATGTCTTCGATGGGTAATGGTTTTACATTTGCACTGGAGTCTATCATTTTCGCGGCAATTGTTCGCCACGTATTGAGACGACTACGCATAAAAGACGAAATGTCTGTCTATGGCGATGATCTCATCGTCCCCAAAAGAGCTGTAGAAGGTACCATTGAGCTTCTTGAATATTGTGGCTTCGCCATCAATAAAGAGAAGAGTTTCTCAACTGGGCCTTTTCGCGAATCTTGCGGGAAAGACTTTTATGCAG